TGTAGCAACTCCGGGGTCTCCAATCAATCCTATGACTGGACCCTCTGCTGCTGTACCATCGTGTTTGTGACCTGTTGTATTATTGAAACTACTTAGTAGTTGGTTAAACTCGTCATTACTGTCTGCTGCGGTGATAATATCGCCATCAGCAAAACTCGACTGTCTAGTATAACCTGCCATTTATTATCTCCTTGCGTCAGCTTGGAACTCTAGCTGAAATCCTTTTAATGAGTATGGGGCTGATGTGCCTCTATCGTTAACTCGTAGTGCTACAGCAAATCCACTACCTTCAATTGGCTGTCTTACTAATGGGTTTGACTGTCCACCGTAGGTAGCTGTACCATACAATGATGAGCCGTAAATAGCTACTGATGTAGATGTGTCAAACGGATAAGCTGCTGGTCTTGCAACATTGGGTGCTTCGTAATCATACCTAACAAATAAATCTGCGTTAACGGCTGCTTCAGGTGCGTAGTTAATAATCACTCGTTGGAATGATTTACGTAGACCAGCATCGCCCATAGTCAAATCAGGTGAGCGATATTTACCTGTTACGTTATTACCATCAAAGTCATTGCCTTGTTCTTGCCGATAAACGAAACCATCAAACTCACCGTGTACAACAATACTTTCACCGCTAACAGTAATAAAGTCTGTACTACTAGGACGTATACCTAAAATATCAGCAAACTCAAAACTGTTATCCTTTCTTACACATATAATTCCTGCAGTCTTTGAACGTACCGTATTTGAGTTAGAAAAGAAAAGACGGTACTGTGTTTTATCTGGAATAACTACCGAAGTAAATTCATCTACGTCTGATACACCAGCAAAGCGTTCCTGTATCTGTCGGCTAATTGTACCAAGTTCAACGTCACCAATGTTTGCAGTACCAGCAACGGTACGTAATCCGTCAGGCCCAAGAAAAATTATGTCTCCACCAAATTCCTGAATTGTTCTACCGTTAAGACAGCCAATTTCTCGTGTTACTGGTTGTAGTTGAAAGTCAGCAATAGTGTTTCCAACTAATTTAAATATGCGTTCTTCACAAAAGATAAACAGTGAATCACGAAAAGGAAACAAACCCGTTATATCACTGTCTACGTTGATACTGCCAGCACCATTAGCGGTACTAAAGTCTGTATCTGTATATGGTGCAGTAAATATTAACTCTTGCGGTGTGCTAGACATACCAGCAAAGAAAAGAGCATTCTTATAACCTGTAACAAACTTAGGGTCAGCAGGTGCGCCTGTAGCGTTAATATCAGTTACGGTAGTGTTATCATATTTAGATGCGTTATTAGCACCGTCTGCCCATACAATAAAGTCTGTGCCACCTAATGTATACCTAAAGAAACTGTATACTCCGGCATTTGTTCTACCAGTATCAATCTGTGTCCAGCTACCTGTAGTGCCACCCTTGTGTACTTTGCCGCCTCGTGCAGCAATAATGTTGCCTTTGAAATAAGCTGACATAAGTACAGCTTCTGATGCACTAGCATCTTGTGGTACAATATTAGGATTCCACTTGGCGTAACCAGAAATGCGTCTATACCCACCTTGAATATCAGGCTCAAAGTTAGTTAGTTCAAGTGCCATTCCGGGCTGCATAGCAAAGGTTGATTGGTCAAGAACCAGCCCACCCTGACACGCGAATACAAACGGATTAAGGCCAGTTTCATCTGCCATGTTTTATCACCTTAAAATCCTGCGTTAATACCATACCCTTGTGAATAAGGTATATAGGTAGACCGTACATAGTCTGCTCTATTTAGAAGCAGTGTTTGCATTTGTTTAATGCCATCTTCAAATCGGGCAAAGTTAATACCATACTGTTGTGATTCACCCCGATACTGATATGAGTAAGCAGTAGCACCGTCAACTATAACCTGTCTAAACTGTTCTGGAATAAGTGGAACATCTGTAGCTGCAGCTAGTGCAGTAGGTTTAATAAAGTATTCGTACTTTAATTCATATGCTTTGTCTGGATACGGAAACAATCCATAATTATTATCAGGTGTTCTAAATACAAACTTAGGAACACTGCCTACATTAGTAGTGGTTTCTTGATTAATATATTTTTGTGTATATTCTTTATAGTCAATAATGCGTAGAGTATTACCAGCAACAGCTAGTGTTTCATCGCGGCTAATACGGAAAGTATCATAATCAATTGATTGTGTATTAGTAGGAGCAGTATATCTAGTTTGTCCTGCAACTAAAGTTTCTGTTTGTGTTACGTGTGTAAAAGGCCAACCAAATTCTCTTTGATTGACATAGTTAATGGCATCGTTTACTGCATTCTTACACTGAATTTGAAATCCTCTGGCTGTTGTAAAATTAGCAGCAGTCAAGACAACTTCATTCATACGAGCAATAACTTCGTTAGTGATGTCTAAATAATCATATGCCATTACAAATCCTTAAATGAACAGAGGTATAAAGGGGCAAGTTGCCCTGCCCCCTTACGTTAGTCTTTAAGCAAAGTCACGTGCCACTTCTTGAGCAGTCAAATCACCTTCATCGGTACAATCCATCAAGACAGCCCAGATACGGAACTTACCCGTAGTCAAAGCTGTGCCAGACTGAGTAGCCAAAGTCAGGTCGATGTTGTCATCTGCAACACACATCAACGGCTGGAAAGCTGCAGCATTTTGTGCTACAGTACCTGCTGCTGTGCCTGATGCGCTGTTGAAACCATCAACAAAACAATCAGCATCAACACCTGTACCTAAGTCTACTGTAGAAGTTCCTGCTGAAGTAGCAGTAACAACTTCAATACCTGCGTTCATAATCATAAAACCTTTTTTGACAGCAATGACTGGAATGACATCGGCTGCTGCAAGAGCAGAACCTTTGTCGGTCAAAGCTGTAGCAAAGTCTAGTTCCATTTGAACCATGTAAGGATTACGACCACGCTGCGAGTTGCCACGTGCCGCTTGGAGTGTATTATCACCTAGTGCCATAATTCAATCTCCTCTACAGCAAGCAGTATTTGGCGTTAACAAGACCTTCAGGACGAAGAATCTTGCGACCATACAAATGCATACCACGGACAATATCAGCGAAGCTGTCCGGGTCGCGGTAAGTCTCAGTCTTGTTGATTTGGTCAGCAGTAGCGACTGATGAAGAATGACCAGCAACAATCATGCCAAAGTTATTAGCATTAGTTCCACCTGTAGTAGATGGACCTGTACCAATAGAAGGCAGGTTGTTAGAAACATGGACTTTAAAGCCATGCAGGTTATTCAAAATCAAACCATTCTGTAGACCAGAACCACCAAAGTCTGAATCAAACAAACGTGAGTCTTCGTCTTTCAGCAGTTCAACAAACACTGGGTCGATTACCAACCAACGTCCTTGTGACTCTACGTTTTGCAAGTCAAGTTGACGAGCCATACGTGCAATCACAGTCAATGGGTTAGCTACGCCAGCAGCCGTTGGTACAGCTTCAGATGCGCGAGGCTTCAAGCCCACACAGTTAGCAGCGTTACCAGCATTAAAGTCAGCGGCTGTCAGCTTCATTGAACTAAGAAGTTCATCTGTGCCAGCAGTGGCAACAGCAACAGTTCCGTTAACAATGTTGTTGACTACATTAGCGTTACCACTAATTGCAGCTTGTTTAAAACCAGTCAAGTAACCAAGTACGTCTGCGTCAAACTGGTCAGACAAACGGTATGCAGCACGGTTGCTTGAGAGAGACTCAAAGTTAACGTGCGAATGTGCTTCCTCAATGTCGTCAACTTTAAAAGCAAAGTAGTTAGCTTTGTCAACGGTGAGGGTGAAATCCTCATCATCAAGGTCTTGCGGGGTAATAGTTGTACCACGCTCGTATGCTTTGACAGTAATCTCAGGTTCTTTAATGATTTTAACTGAATCACCAAAGTTTGCGATTTCTCCAAAGTAGTCGTTATTCGTAATTGCTTCACAAACAGCGGCCTTGCGGAATGCAAGCTGCACCTGTTTGGAGTAAATTACAGGACTAAAATTACCATTCGGTAA